CCCCCGAGGCGTCCACCTTCACAGTCGTTCCGGCAGCTGTGGTGATCTCCGCGCTTCCGTCCTTGGCCGTGATGTTCGTCCCGTTCGACCGGGCGAGGCTGGCGAGCGTTGCGCTCAACGTCAGAAAGCTGTCCAAGGTCGAATGGCCCAGAACCACGTCGGTCAATGAGAGACCCGCGAGCGGATGCGAGAAAGGCCGGATGCCCACGAGAGCGATGCCGTCCGCGAGGGAGTGCATCCGCGTGCTGTTGGGCGCCGCGCCGGTCGTGCCGTTCGTGCACCAAGGATCAAGGTCCCGGTCATTGAACAGCACGAGGCAGGTATCCCCGGCCGCGATGGGCATGGAGAGGAACGACCCGCCGCCCGAGAACACGAACACGGGCACGTCCACGAACACCGGATACGGCACGAGCTGCGGGTCCGGAGGCACGACGCTGGTGGTCATCGGCGTGTTGTACACGACCCGCTTGTTCACGAGCTGCACCTGGGCCTTCTGCTTCGTCGCGTCGTAAGAGACGATGGTGCCGATCTGGATCTTGTTCAACGCAGCGAACGCGCTGTCGCGCTCGGCGTTGAGCACGTCGCGCAAGCTGACTTGCGGGATTGGTCCTTGGTTCGTCATCCGGTGAGAACTGACGCGACTTGAGCAGCCGTCAACCCCTTGGCGAAGATGAACGACGCCGTGGTGGTGTAGTCCCCGATCACGGTCTTGGACACGATGCCCTTGTGCTGAAAACCCATGACCTTCGCGGGGCCGTTGAACTTCTTGTTGTACGCGCTCTGGATGTTGACGATCTGAAACAGCCGCAGCCGAGGCTCAAAGAGCATGTCCCACTCAACCAGCATGCCCGAGCGTTTCGGCGCGCCGATCATCCCAGTGTCCGAGCTGATGACCGGGATGCTCTTGTCGTTCACGCTGGCTAGTCTCAGATCCGTGATCCGATCATTGAGAAGCGCCTCGGTAAGATTTAAGGCATAAGGTCTGCCGTCCACGATGGCACAGTTGCCTCCGGTCTTCTGGCGGATCAAGTCCCAAGTGTTCCCACAGAGCACCTCACCGCGCATGTTTGTTGTGGGAAACGACCCGACCACTGGCTTGCCTTTGATCCCTGGCAACGTTGCCATCAGACGGTCTATAACGTTCGAAGCTGTGTCTTGGAGGATCGGACCACCTGTGCAAGTATTGGAGTAGCCATTCGCTATCATCGGCCCGCCGTCGAAAGCGTCGATGATCGTCACCGACTCCTCGCGGTTCTTCTCGGAGTACGCCTGAAAGATTTGCCCGTTGAAGATCATCGGCATGAACGTCTGATAGCCCGCCGAGAACTGGAGCGCCCGGTACTGCGTCAGGTCGAACCGGTCCTTGTACACGTTGTCCCGCGTGCCCGGGGCCAGCCCGTAGATTCTGAACTGCGCGGTCTGCGCGGATGAGAGCGACTGCCGGTTGATCGAGAACTCGATGGTCAGCCCGTCGGGGATGTCGATGTGATTGCTGAGTCCGAACAAGTCCGGCTGAGTCTCCAGACTCAGCTTGCAGGTGCGTCCGAACTTTGAGCCGGCGAAGTCCATCAGGGGTTCCCCGGATAGAAGACAGCCTCGAACGCCGCCACGTCAGCGGCGGTGAGTAGAATCAGGGTGCAGGTCCCATCGACGAAAGACGTTTGGCTCGATGGGTCTGACCCATCCACCATGACACACCCGAGGCCGAACCCGAGCCGGTTGCGGAACTGGCGCAGCAGGTTTGGCGATGACACCAACCGAACCCCTGTGCAGACCCAAGGAGGCGTCTGACCGTCCCACGACAGGTCGAGATACCACCCAAGCTGCTGCGCCCGATATGTCGCCGTGACGGTCAGCGTGCCCCCGCTGGGAAGCGCGATGGACCACACTTGAACCGGATCGGGCGTTTGACCTGTGAGAATGAGAGCCATCAGGGTCCGAGGTTAGGATTCAAGCCGTTCAGTCCTGACAGAGTCTTGTTGAGCACCGGATAGCTCGCCGTGGACGACCCGATGCTCGTCGCCACCGAGGGCTCCCCGATCACGTCGCGCCCCTGCAGCGGGCCGACCTGCACGGTGATGTCCCCGGCCACGCGGATCTTCTCGAAGACGACCGTGAAGTCCGAGTAGCCCTTGGACTCCTTCGGTTGAACCGCGCGCACTTCGGCAATCGCCATGTTCGTGTAGATGCCCCAGGGCGTCTCGACGGAACAGGTCTGCCGCCCGAACCAAAGCTGTTGAAAGTATGTGAACGCCGTGGTCTGCCGCGAGCTGAACACGTATTGACTCTGGTAATACGAGAACACGCTCTGCGCTCCCTCACCAGCGGCAGCCTGCGCAGCCTCAGCGAGCATGAGCCCCGCTGTCCGCATCCCGGAGGAGCCCGAGGAACCCGTGAGACTCGACAGTGCGGACGCGAGATTGGAAGCGATCCCGCTGGAGGCCATGCCCAGCAGTGCCGAGGTGGTGCCCGCAGGGAGCCCTGACACGTTCGCCGCGGCCTGCGCCAGCGCGGCCTGCCCGGTGGCAACCATCGCCGCTCCTGGGACCGTTCCGCCGTTGAGAATGGCTGCTGCGGTCGCCGCGCCCATGCCCGCCACGCCGGGCAGTTTCCCCATCACGTTGCCGACTGCGAGCCCGGCCAGCTTGCTCACAACGCCGGCTGTCAAGCGCGGCATCATCGGGCAGCAGAGAGGGAGAACTCCGACCGCCCGGCTCGTCGGCACGACGGTCTTCTGCACCACCGCGATCTCGGCCACCATGCCGCGAAGGGTGATCTGCTCGGGCTCAAGGGCGATGTGGTCCGCAATCGGCACGTTGCTCTCGACGTAATGCCGGCTGATGTTGGCCTTCATCCGCACTTCCTCGTCTCCGGGGATGTCGAAAACGAACCCGCCGATGCCCGACGGAGGCTTGTCCGGGCGCACGATGGCCGCGTACTGATCCGGGTTGGCGGTCCGCAGCGTCGAGAGCGTGTCGTAGATGCTCGGCTGATCAGACTGGACGATGTTGGTGGCCATGGGTCAGAATCCCACTGCCGCGGCTCCCAGAGCCGTGTAGGCGTAGATCTTGGCATTCACAGCCTCAGCGGCATCAGCCCCGACCCGCTTGGCGTCCATGTTGCTAGGCGGGTTGTTGATGATAACCGTGGTGTGAAACTCCCGCGGAGACATCGGCATAGCCGGAGGCATGGGGGTTGACTTAGTGAGGAAATCTAACCAGTGACCTCCTTGAGGAAGCAGCGCATTAGAGGCCCGATTAATCGGGTCCCAGAACGGGGGCTTTATGACCGTGTTCAACTTCTCTCCGAAATTCCGACCACCCGCGCCATCGAACACAGCTTGAAAATCCTTCCCCTTGTCATACGCCGCTGCGGCTACCGTCATGTACGGAGAGTATCTTACCCCGAGCACCGCAAGCGGCACCGCCGATTTGATCTGGTTCACAACTCCCTTCGTGAGCCTGATCACCCCCGCAAGACCCGTAAGCCCCAAAAGCGCGACACCCGCCACCTCGACCCCGGTGTTCAACAAACCTTTATCGTGCTCTGCTTTAGGCGTACCGCTATTAAGTTTGTTCGAGAAATCAGCCCATCTCTTGGCCAGCAGGTCCACCTTTGCGGTAGCATCGTCCACTGCGGGACCGAAGACCGACGAGAACTTACCCCCTGCGTTTTCGATCTCCACCTTGATGCCCAGGATCTTCCCGTACATGAGGTCGAGGTCGTCAATGTTCTGCTGATCAAGCAGCAGCTTTTTTGGTAGCTCGATCCCCGTCAGGTCCCGCCTGAACAAAGCCACCAGATTGTCGCTGATCCCGAGGTCTGTCGCAAAACTCCTGAACAAGTTGAGCTTGTTCGGATCATTCAGAGTCTTGAACTTTGCGTTAAGCCGGTCGAATGTCTCGAACGGGTTGGCTGATGGGTCAACCCCGAACACAGTCCACCCGGTCAACCCAGCGAACTGACCGGACTTGATAACCTCGCCCATCTTCGTGGCCATCTTGGTTATCGCACCCTGAACTACTCCGGCGCCCACCCCGGCCCGTTGCGCTCGATATTCCCACTGCTGCAGGCTGTCCGTGCTCAGTCCGGTCGTAAGTTGAAAATTCTTCAGCGCGTTCCCCGCTGCGGCAGATTCGCTGATCATCGCGACGAACCCCGCTGACATGACCCCGATCCCGAGCGCCAGCGCCCCCGACGCCCTGCCTAGATTCTGGACATCGTTGTACGCCTTGACCAAGTCGCCTTGGCCATCGACCTTGAAACTCAGCGCAACAAATAGCTCCCCAATTTTCACAGCTTCAACGAGTTACAAAGCTATTCCGTGAACCGTGCTATCCAATATCCCGAACCGAGCAATACCATCGCGATCCCTACCGCCAGCATCCAATTCTCAATTCTAATCCATAGGTTCTTGTTCATGTCTTCGGAGTATTCAGTATCGAGGCTGTAACATCAAACTCATTCCGAAACCGCATGAAGTGCAGCAAGTCCATCGCCCAGTCCACCGGCATGTCCATAACTCGAAGCGGATCGCCCCCGCAGAACCCACCCTCTGCGATCCTGATGGCCGCAAGCCGGGTGTCGTCCATGGTGCAGGTCACGGCGGGCTCGATGCCGTCGTGCTTTCTTGGGTCTGTAACGTAGATAGGAGATCGACGAAAAAAGGGGCGAGGTTCTCCCGCATCACCTCCTTTGCGACCGGGATCAGATCCCGCCGCACTTCGACCGGCTCGAAGCTCGCCTCCGTGATCTTCTCCATCGGCCCCATCGCGTCCAAGGTGCAGGTCCGCGCACACTCGAAGAACGAGTCGTAGATCTTCTTCGACCCGAGCAGCGTGAGAAGCAACTGCGCGAGCACGTCCAGATCGTTGCCGCCTATGGACTGCACCACGGCGCCAAGGTTGCCGGTGAGCAGCCCGAACACGACGCCCGTGGACAGGCTCGCCAGCTTCACGTTGGCCTTGAGTTCGCTGGAGATGGTCCGCATGAGATCCCCGGATACCCCGAGGCTTGCGGCGTTGATCACCAGATGGTGACCACTTTTGAGAGTGATGGTCGTCTTCATGGTTCGTGGTCCAGAAGTGTTTCAGACTAAAAGATGGCGCGGATGGCCTGCCCGAACGTGATCGTGTGCTCGGCAATAGCCTGATCGTTCTCGCCACCCACGTTCTCCTTGACCGAGGGCATCTTCGTAGGAACGCCCGCACCAGCCACGTAGTTGTCATATCGCACGTTGCCCGTGCCGTCGCCAACACGCTTGGTAAAGTTGCCGGTGTAGGCCGTGAACGACGCCGGGTCCGCGATCCACTGGGCCTCGCGAGTAGCCAGGTACACATCCTCCGTCGAGCCACGAAGGACCCGCAGAGTCACCTTGAACAGCGAGCCCTCGGCATTGAGTGCCGCGATGACATTGCCGTTCTTGCCAACATTTACCGTTGACGTGTCATTCGGGAACTCCCCGGTCATGACATCGCCCTTGCCGAGCGAGTTAAACGGGATGCCGTCGATCGCGATCGTGTCGGCGCCTGTCAGTGCTACAATGGGTCCGTTCATGGTTCAGATTCTCCTGGTTGAAATTATGGGTTGACGAAGCCGACGATGGTGCCGGTGTTGATCGCCCCGGCGAGCTTCACGGCGAGTTGGATCAGCGGCGCGGCGCGGGTGACGCGGAAGGCCTGCCACTGCCCGGAGACCGGCGAAGACCACACGTAGAAACCGTTCTGCGCGATGTTGCGCATGAACGAGACCTGATCACCAAAGGTGTCGGTCGCGTTCCACTGCCCCGGGGCAACATACCCGTTCAGCACAGCCTGCTGGCACACGGCGATGATCGCATTCTTGAGCATCGTCATGCCGCGCTCCGTCTGCGAGATCTTGGTCGAAGTGGTCTTCAGCACGTTCGCGTAGGCGGTGGCCAGGGCGTTCGTGAACCAGAGCTGATTGTAGATGTTGTCCCAGAACACATTGTTCACGCCGCCATTCTCGATCCACGCCGGAACGCCTTGGATCAGACCGTAGCAGCTCCAGCCGTAGGTCTGACAGTAGCCAAGCACCGTGGTCGTGATCCCGGTATCCCCGGCGATGCCTTGAAGTGTCTTCAAGTTCTGGTTGATCGTGGTGTTCTGACCGGAGAAGTTGGTCGCGATCTGCGAGCCAAAGCCCGCGGCGAGGGCGATCCGGGCTGTGGCCATCGAGCCGCCTTGAGTGTATAGGAGGCAGATCGCTCCGCTCTGGATGCTGGGGTTGACCGTGACGGCCATGCCGCCCGCCTGCACGTCGGTGGTGAGGTAGCTCGCCACGCCCAGCATCTTGCCAAGGGCCGTGACTGCCACTGCCGCGGCAGCGTACTCCGCAGCGAGAGGGCTGTATCCGGCCACCAAGTACGACCCGACGTACACCAGTTTCTCGATGTCGGCCACGGCTTGCGAGATCGTAGTGATCGCGCCGGTCATGTGATACACCACAAGCTGACCGCCGCCTGCGAGCAGGTTGGGCTTCTGGTTGAACAGCGCGACGGCCTGAAGGTAAGCTTCCGAGGTCGTGCCCCAGTCGGTGGCGACCTGCGCGGCGGTCGAGTAGATGCCGAAGTTGGTCGTGAGATTGCCCGGGGTCACCGGTGTCTCCGTGGTGCAGATCGCGATGTTGTTGACGTTCGGGGAAACGAATCCCGGCTGCGGGGCCGCGATCGAGACCGAAACGACGGTGCTGATGGGTAGCGTTGTGCTCATGGTTGAATTTCGGTTCTTGGGCCTGAAGTCGTCATCGACGGCACAGGCCGAACTTGGCCGTAGCCCTCAAAGACTGTGAACTGTGTCTGGAAGCGGTTCATCCTGCGCGGTCCCTCGATCTCGGACAGGTCCATGAATTGCGAGGGCCTGAAAATACGCAAGCTATATTGCTCGCTCAGGCTCTGCGCAGCCTCGCCCTGGAGCGCGAAAAGCACTTCATGCCTGCGACGGCGGGCCTCGGTGGTCACGCTCAGAAGGTCAACGGTGTACACCGTTGCGCGTTCGAGCCCCTGCTGGTTAGACAAGGCCCCGGTCACCGGGTCCTGCACCAGCGCGTCGGTCGAGCCGAAGTTGTCATCCGACTGCACTCCGACGATCACGAACAGGTCGTCCACGGCCGGCAGCTCCCACGCGCTGTTGTACACCAGCACGCGCACGGGCTTTGACGGGATGCCCATCTGCTCGCGGATCAACTCCGCAAGGAGAGCGGGCGTGTCGGCGGTGACTTGGAGTTGGTCAAGCATAGCCGGTTGGCGGGGTAAACGTGTCCACGATCTCGTAATACATGTACCCCCTCGAACTCCAGTTGCGCGACCCCATCACCCTGAAAGTCTCGCCTCCGATGGTCACCTGGTCGCTGGGCTTCATCACCAGATCCGACAATGCGAAAATCTTGTACCACTGCCAGCTGCGTTCACCCTCGGGCTTCATCGCCAGCTCCCGGGTGCGCAGCGGCTGAATGACCGCCATCGTGGTGACGCTGCGGGTCGTGTTCACGATCTCCATGGTCACCGGGTCCTGCGCCTTCGTGACGACCACGAAGCTCATTGGATCGAGGCAGCCGTTCAGCACCGAACTCACGTTCGGGGCCTGGGAGACCGCGCCAACGTCCACGGCGTCATCGGCGGCGCTGTGCAGCTCGATCATGGAGTCTTCCCTCCCTCAACCTTGGACGTAATCGACTTGGCGAGCTGCCCGGTCAAGACGAGGATGGCCAGTTGCATCGGGCCGATCTTGCGCTTCTTGCGCTTCTTCGTCCGGGCCAGCATCTCGCGCCACCGGGCGTACCTGTCGCTCCATGGCGCCCAGCGACCGAACCCGTTCGAGTCGAACGCCGCTTGCACGGTGTTCTCACCGTACCCCCCGAGCTTCTTCAGAGCCACGCGAAGGCCCTCCTTGTCGATGATCGCCTGCCACACGTCGCGCCCGATGGCGTTCATGCGGTGCGGCAGCTCGGACGACAAGGGCATGCGCAAGAACGAGCGCGACGGGATCTTACGCCCGAAGGAACCGAACTCATGCGTGGCCCCGAGGTTCGGACTGTCCAAGTCCCCGCCGCCACTGCGCCCGGTCTTCTTGCCCGAGAGGATGCCCACCTTCACGTAGGCACCCCGGTTGTTGCGGATGTCGAGGTTCAGGGCATCCAACGGACCCAAGTTGCAGACCACTTTGGAGGGGCCGCTCATCGCGAGCTTACGTTCCGGCAGACTGCCATGACGTTGCCCACGAGGCGCGGGGCCAAGAGGCTCAGATACTGGCAACCGTAGGTAGTCTTGCTGATCGGCGCCAAGATCGGGCTGTTGAGCACCCGGGGCGGGATCGCGTAGGACGAGCTGATCCCATCGATGCTCTTGTGCTGAACCAGCCACTCGCCTTGTCCGCGGATGCCTTGAGAGCTGGCGATCAGATTCGTAACGAGAAAGTGAGCCGTGAGCAAGTTGAACGTGTACGTGTACTCCGTCTGGTTTGCCCACAGCGATTGGCTGCTCACCATCGTGGCAGCCGTTTGCGCGTTCGTAATGTCCGAGTCCATCACCCGCTTCGCGTTGGTCCCCGGATTGCTGCCTTCGACGGCGGCAAACGGAAAATCCCGAGCCATCTGGGATTTGAACTGCGCGGGTGTTGGGATCGTAAACGCCATGTTGTTATGCGATCTGAACCTGCGGCTTGGACTCGTCGAGCGCCGAACGCCCGGCGAGCAGCGCCTCCAGCTTGGCGACCTTCGCGTTGGCATCGTCGAGCGCAAGCTCGGCAGCGTCGGCGCGGCGTTCGGCCCGCACGCGGGAGTCTCCCGAGTCACGGGTCAGAAGCCGCTGCAGGTTGGCAAGCGTCACCGCCTGCTCCGCGATTGTTCTCTTCGCCTCGGCAAGCTCGGCGTCCTTGGACGCGAGCGCGGCGACGTTGATCCCCGACTCCGGGGCTTCGCTCAACTCTGCCGAGTAGGTCTTCAAAAGCCACCGGGCATGCTCCTCCAGCTCGGGAGGGATGTCCGTCGGCTTGGTGCGACTGGGGGCAATCGTGATTGCCCCCATCGCGTAATTTCGGTGACCGCTGTTGTAGATCTTCATGTTGATTCTTTCGTGGAAGAATTGCCGGTTACGTGATCCGGCGCCCTGCCTGCCACGACAGGCAAGACCGTAAGTTCAGAGCCTCTTAGGCGTGGTGGTAGTAGCGCACCTCGGCGTTGCGGAACACTCCGACGCCGGCCACGCGGGCATACGCCACGGACTGGAAGTTGAAGTTGTTGAGCGTGTTCGCCTGAGTGGTGGTGAAGCCGATGGGCAGTTCGAGCATCAGACTGCGCGGGTCCTTGCGGAACAGGCAGTACTCGAAGGTGCCCGAGACGCTGTACTGCGACTCGCAGTAGGCGACGGGGACGATCTTGAAGTTCGGGTTCTGCGTCTGCTTCTTGAACGCCATCTCCAAGTAGTCGATCATCGGCAGCGGATAGGTGCCCACCGTTCCGGGGAACGGGGTCGCCAGTCCGAGGAAGTCCGACAGCGGCATGACGAACGTGTCGGGCATCGCCGTGATGTTCGCGCCCATATCGGTCGTGAACGGTGTGAGTCCGAGGTAGTACGAGGCGATCAGCGCCTGCACCAAGGTCGCCAGCTCGGCGGCAGACATCGCGGAGATCTTCTTCGTGATGGTCGTGCTGTCGATTGTGACGCCTGCGTTGTTGAGCAGGCCGGTCATCTGCGTGTCCCCAGTGACTCCGTTGAACGCGAGGGCCTGGATGCCCAGGTCGTAGTTCTCCTTGATCGCGTTTGCCTTCGCCATGATCGGGTCCCAGTTGTTGGCCTGGAGGGCCTGCTGGACTTCGACGATGGAGTAGGTGAGTTGCTTGGCCCACGTCCGAACGTACTGGCTCTTTTGCGCGACGGCCGCGTCAACTCCGGCGAAGCGGGTGTTGAGGCCCGTGTCGATGAAGCCCTGCGCGAAGGGGCCGGCGTTCGAGAAGCTGACGTTGGTGAAGATCTGGTCGGACCAGTTGCCCCGGCCCACGGCCGTGGGGATGATGTCCGCGAAGGGAACCGTGTAGAACTTCTGCTTGGTCACCTCGGCTTTGATGAACGCCATCGTATCGATGGCGTACTTGAAGCCGGTGGACTGGTCGGAGATGTCCCCGGAGGCGTTGAACAGCGAGAGGCCCTGGGTCGAGTTCACAGCCTCGACTTCCCGCTCCCCGCGCCCGTTTTGAACGAATCGAATGGTATTCATGTTTGGTTGATTGAGTGATTCAGTGGTCGCGGGTTAGTAGGCGGATTGGTTCGGGTCAGCGGGGCTGACGTACACGCGGATCATCGCGTTCGCGGCGGCGGACTTGTCGATGCCGATGCCAAGCGAGGCGTTCGTGCCCAAGCTGGTGAGGTTCGCAACGGTCGGGCCAGTCGGGTCGATCTGCAGACGGCCACCGCGGGTCGTCGCGGCGCTGGCCTGCATGAAGATCGTGGACCCCGCGAGCGCGAGTTCGATGATCTGGCCTGCGGTGAAGGTGTCGCCCTTCATGCGGTGAATCGCAACGCCCCAGGGGGTGTCGGTCACTCCGGTCACGATATCGACCACGGGCATGTCACCCGTTTGATCGACCAGCTTGAAAGCGTTGCCGGCCACGAGAGCTGCGCCACCGGACGAGCTGGCGTAGATCTTCACGGGCACGATGTTTTGATTGACGAGCCAATCCGGCTGCCCGACGAGGGCGGTCTGATTGAATTGATTCAGATTCTGGTTATTCTCAGCCATGGGAAGAGTTGATTGCTGACGTTATGGTTTCGAGAGTGGGTTACTTTTTGACGCTGCCGAACTCGGCGGTTCCGCGGGCGAGGCGCTCGGCAAGGGTGTCGAAGTCCTGTTTGACGGTGACGACGGGCGCGTTGTCCCGTGCGGAGAGGAGAACTTGGAAGTGGTCGGGCTTGGTCGCGTTCTGCTTCTCCGCGGCCTCCTTGTCGGCCTTCTCCTTCTTGGCCTTCTCCTCGGCCTCGGCGGCGTTGGTCTTCTCCTTCGACCAGATGTCGAACGCCTCGATCAGCGCGTTGACCTTGTAGGTCTTGCCGTTGCGGCGGATCTCGTCCTCGCCACCCATTTCCTGACCTTCAGCCTTGGAGTTCTGCAGCTCCTTGCGGTCGGCAATCAGTTGAGCGAGCGTGACAGTCTCGGTCTTTCCTTCGGAGACCGGGATGTCGAAAGTGGACTCGCCCGAGATCCGGTCGCCCGCGGCGTTCTGCACTTCCACCGGAGGAGTCGTCACCGCAGCCGCCGGAGCGGCTACGACAGCGGCCACGGGCGCCGCGGGGTCCGCACTCACGGTTGCACCGGGGGCGGCTTTCTTGAACCACTTGAACATGCTCATTTCGTTTTTGGGTTGTTTTGCGTTCAGCCTGATCGTCGCCGCCTCGTATCGCGGGTTGTCCACAATCGCGAGGTGCATACCTAAAAAATCCTGAATCTCGTCGTGGTACGGGATGTCGTGCCACTTGCCGCCCGTGCCGCTGCGCAGCACATCGTAGCCCACCGAGCAGCCCTGCGGGTCTTGGAGAGCCGCCACGGCCTCGTCCGTATCCACAACACCCTTACCGTACCACCAGCCGTCGGAAGCGTTGTAGTACACCTCGGAGATGTAACCGCAGCCGTCCTCCTTCATGTTCTGCGGGTTCAGCTCGGCGTTGCTCCGAGGATGCACCCGCTTGCCCTTGGCATTGGTCTTGAGCACCACGGGGCGCCCAACGAAGGTGTGGACGCAGCGATCGAGCGTCTCTTTGGTCACCAAAGACTCGCCGCAGCCTTGATCCCGGTACGAGACCAGCCCAGGCTCAAGGAGCCGCGCCACGAAGGGCCGCGCCCACCCGGAGGCGTTGGTGACGACCCGAAACTGCGGAATTACCTGCAGGCCGTCATGGTGCAGACCGAAGCGGGCACGCCGTAGGCGAGCTGGGCTTCGAGCCGTGCAAGGCGGTTCATTCGGATCTGACGGGCCTCCGCGAGACCCTGCTTCTTGGACTCAATCGCAGCAACTTCACGGCGCAGAGTTCTGATCTGGTCGTTGAGCCGGACCATTTCCTGATCCCGTGAAGTGATTCCGATCATAGCAAAGTTGCCGTTGGCGTTGGAATAAGGGGGATTGCACGACAACGGCAAGAAAAATCACAGCCCGGATTGTTCCGCGCCATCGTCCGTTTGTTCGTCACAGGCGGGTCGTCCCACCTGAAAATCTGTCCGTCCAAGTCCT